CGCGTGGAACCAACCCACCATCAAAAATTCAACCAAACCAGATTCCTACAGGTATCGACCGCATCACGCAGAAGGCTGCGCATAACATTAAGGAAATCTCTGGCGTATCGGATGCCATGTTGGGTTATGAGTCTGCTGAAGTGTCTGGTGTTGCGCTCAAATCAAAGCAAGAACGTGGGCAGATTCAAATTCAAGTGCCGTTGGATAACCTGGCACGTACTCGCCACATGTTGGCAGAGAAAATACTTGAGCTTGTGCAGCAGTTCTATGTAGAAGAACGATTGATTCAGATTACTAACCCTGCAATGCCAGATCCATCGTCGCCAGATGCACAAGAACAAATGGCGGTTAACCAAGTGACTCCAGAAGGCGAGATACTTAACGATCTGACCTTGGGTGAGTACAGTGTCGTAATTAGCACGCAACCTGCACGCGATAACTTTGAAGAAAGCCAGTTCTCTGAAGCACTGCAGCTTCGTCAGGCCGGTGTGATGATTCCTGATTACCGAGTCATTGAATACAGTCACTTAGCACAGAAGCGCGACATTGCTGTGGAAGTTAAGAAATTAGCAGGACTTGCCGCACCGAGCGAAGAAGAAATGAAGATGCAGCAACAGCAGCAGGAACTAACGATGAAGGCCGCTGAGCTAGAGTTAGCTAACCTTGAAGCTGATCAAGCACTCAAAGAAGCACAGTCAATGCTAGCAATGGCTAAAGCTGACGAACTTGGTGAAGACGGCAACTTACATAATCGCGGAATGGAAGAGTTAAAGGCTAAGGTACAGCTGAAACGCGAAGAGTTAGATGCTCGAATGAAGTTATCGCAAATTACTGCACAAACCCGTCAGCAGGATTCGATTACCCGTACTGCGGTATCGCTGATGCAAAACGATCAAAAAGAGCGTAGTGCTCTTGATGCAAAGAAAACCCCAAGCAAGACCATTTAACCCCCAAAAATAGGTGAATTATGCCCGAAGCAAACGCAGCAATAGATATGGATGAAATTTTCGATGATACGTCCGCCCATAATGACGAAGAAATCAGTGGTTTAGATTTTGGTAATGAATTAGCAGAAGATGTTGATCCCACTGATGCTGCTATCGGTCATTTGATCGAGGTTGCTGATAAAGCTGAAGCTGAGCAAGAAGACTCTGAGCTAGAGACTGAATCAGAAGAAGCTGAATCAGAAGAAGAACTCGATGACAATGATGAGTTTGAATACGAGTACGTCGTTGAAGATGAAGATGAATCAGTGGATGAAGCGGTTGAAGCTAAGAAGCATATGATTCCTAAACGTCGGCTCGATGATGTTGTGGCTAAACAGCGTAAAGCTGAACAAGAGTCAGCGGAGTTACGCAAAGAGTTAGCTGAAGCATTGGCTAAAGCACAGGCAATTCCTGCGATTGATATTCGTGCATTGTCGAAGCAGCGTAATGAAGCGGTTCTTGATGGTGACTTAGACAAAGCGGCTGAGATAGATGAACAAATACATGCGTCTACACAGCAAGGAAAGGCTGAGTCTATTGATATGGAAGCTTTGGAAGCCCGCGTAGAAGCTAAGATGGAACTAAAGTCCACACTAGCATCTGTTTTTGAGGAATATCCTCAGTTAGACACTGACTCAGACAGTTTTGACGAAGATTTGAACGCAGAAGCATTGGTATTTCAGAGTGCTTACTTAAATCAAGGTTATTTACCTGCGGAAGCGGTACGCCGTGCGGCTAATGCTGCAATTCGTGTGGTTCGCCCAGAGCTTTTGACAGCTACAGAAGCACCAAAGGTTGCAGCTAAAGCACGCACGACTAACGTGAAAGGTAATGTTGATGCGTCCAATGCCCAACCTCCGAAAATGAACCAAGGTGAGTCTGGTGGCAAGACAAGTAGCGAAATGATCGACATTACTAAATTAACTGACGAAGAGTTTGACGCGCTGCCAGAAGCTACACGCGCCCGAATGCGGGGCGATTTGGTTTAATTGTTGCGAAATAACAGTTCAGCTACTATCATTCAGTTCTGTGATGGCTCAGACGATACATGAGCTCGACCAGCGCGGTGCGTTAACCGCGTTGTGATCGCCCACATAAAAAGGCGTGTTACTTCGTTGTCCTACGATACGGGAACCCGAGATTGAGCTAAAGCTCAGTCAATTTGCATATATTTTTTTGTTTAAATAAGGTACATCAGAATGGCTACAACCAATTTTGCTGCCCTTACCACGCATCAAAAGACTGCATGGGCCCGTGACCTTTGGCGCGTCGCCCGTAATACGTCTTTTATTAACCAATTTGCTGGTAAAGGCCATAACGCGATGGTTCAACGTATTGAATCATTAACTAAATCCGAGAAGGGCGCACGCGCCGTTCTAACTCTTGTTGCTGACTTAGAAGGTGATGGTATCGCAGGTGATGCTACGCTGGAAGGCAATGAAGAGGCCATGAAAGCGTATGACACAGTGATCCAGATCGATCAACTACGTCATGCTAACCGCTTACAGGGTCGTATGGCTGATCAAAAATCCATTATTAACTTCCGTGAGCAGTCACGCGATAAGTTAGGTTATTGGATGGGTGATCGTCTTGACCAAATGGCATTCTTGAGCATGAGCTCATTGCCATACACTTTGAATACCAACGGCTCAACTCGAGCGTCTACCGTACTTAGCACTTTGGAGTTTGCTCCTGCTGCTGCCGTAGCCCCGACCGCCAATCGTTGTGTTCATCTAAAGTCTTCAGGTGTAACTGCTGGTACTGGCTTTGCCGCTGCCGATGGTGTTATCACTTCAATGACTTATAAAGACATTGTTAACCTAAAAGCACACGCGAAAGACAACTACATCCGAGGCATTAAAGGTGCTGCAGGGGAAGAAGTCTATCACTTGTTCATTACTCCACAGGGTATGGCTCAGTTGAAGCTAGACGCTGATTTTATCTCTAACGTGCGCCATGCAGGTGTTCGCGGTGATAAGAACTCGCTCTTCAAAGGTACAGACTCAGTAATGGTGGATGGCGTGATCATTCATGAATTCCGTCACGTTTTTGATACTCGCGGCGCTGCTGCTGGTTCTAAGATGGGCGCATCAGGTAATGATGAAGGCCAACGCGCACTGTTATGTGGTGCACAAGCCTTGGGTATGGCGGATCTAGGCACGGCTTATTGGGACGAAGATTTCTTTGACTACAATAACCAACCTGGCATTGCTTGCGGCAAGATCTTTGGTTTCTTAAAGCCACAGTTCAAAGGCAACCCAGCTAATCCAACATTGTTGGAAGACTTCGGTGTTATCACCGTAGACACTGCACTTTAATTGCAGGGCTCCCCTTCGAAAGACGGGGAGCCATTATTTTATTTAGGAGTCACCCACTCATGTTGTTAGTATCCCCAATTTTACAAATGGTTGCGCTCAATGGCGTAGCTATCCGTATGGAAGCTGGCGTCGAAATGGAAGTTCGCGAATCTCTTGTTGAGACAGCTATGGCTTCAGGCTGCACTAAAGTTGGCGCACCTATTCGCGCCAAGTCTAAAGTCGTCGAAGCGCCAAAATCATCAGACACGTTGGATGCAATGGCGTTATTGATCGAAGAAGCGAATCCAATGGATTTTAGTCGTGACGGCACTCCCAAAGTTCGCTCAATTGAACGCATTTTAGGCTACGACATTACTGCTGCAGAGCGTGACTCTGCATGGGCAACATTTCAAGAGGCGTAACCAATGACTATTGCAATTTCATCAATTTTGAGCCGAGCTTCGACTCTCCTACTGGATGAGACTGCAGTAAGATGGCCTCAAGCAGAGTTACTTATTCATCTGAATGATGGCGTTTTAGAAATGGCATCGATGAAACCATTGTTGTTCTTAGAAAGGGCAACAATGGATTTGTCAGCGGGGGTTTATCAGTCTATTCCTGCGGGCAAGCGACATTTACATCGCGTCATCTCAAATGCCTCTGGCCCTGTGGTCAGAATTGTTGACCAACAAGTCTTGGATTCGCAGGAGCCCAGTTGGTATGTCAATACGGCGGTTGCTAACGTCAAGTACGTGGTGCTTGAGAAATTAAACGCCAAAAACTTCCTGTGCTACCCACCTAATGATGGTACTGGTCAGTTAGACGCGATATTTACTATAGAACCGTCCATTTACGCTGCTGACGGCTCGATTGACATTGATTCAACCTACGGCAACCCTTTGCTTGCTTTTATCCTCTACAGGGCGTTCCTGAAGGACGCAGACACATCCAATGACGCTAAAGCCAACACATATTATGAAACATTCGCCAGACAGATGGGTGGATCAGTTCTTGGCGAAGCCCAAGCGAAGGAGCTATAAATGGCGAAGGTCACGTTTGAAAGTATCGTCCCAGATATTTTACCCTCAGTTCCAGAGTGTACAGACTTAATTATCATTCGCGCGATACGCCGTGCGTCTGAAGAATTCTTATCTAAGTCGCTAATGTGGCGCGTGAACTTAGAAGATCATTTTGTAATCCTTGGATTAGTCGATGTTGAACTAGAAGTCCCTTCGAAAGATTTACGCATTTGTCAGCTAAAGAGTGCTTCTATTGCGAAGCAGGATATTCCTCAAATATCAGATGGGCAGAAGCCACCCAACAGCGCAAAAACATACTGTTCTCTGATTGATTTTGGCAGAACACTTCGGTTAACACCGACTCCTGTTGCCAATGCAACGCTTTCGTTACGCGCTGTGTTAAGCACGACCTCGCAATCCACATCACTTGACTCTGCAGTTGCATACGAGATTCATGAGCATTTGATTGATGGCGCATTGGCACGACTCTACGGGATGCCCGGCATGCCTTGGTCAGATAATGTTTTGGCAGGTTTTCATCTAGCGGTATTCCAAAATTCTATTATTGAAGCTCGCGGGCGTGCAGAAAATAACAATGGGCGTGCAGTGCGTACGGTTAGTTACGGAGGGCTTTAATGTTTTGTTTTCACCCCATAACACCCTATGACGTTCGGGACAAACACACTTATTACCAGGGCGGTATTTCCGATGCTATTACCAAAGGTGGTAGTGACTGCTCTGCAGAAGATGTCATGCGGGCTGTCTACAATGGCAAAGTTTATCTGTACGACATTATTTCTGAAGAAGGCGATGATTTATTCGGTTTTGTGATTATGCAGGAATACACAGACTGCTATTCGGAGAAGCTTGTACTTCATATTGATTATGCGTATTTGTCACAGCAGAGCGCAGGGTTAATGAAGCTCTACCAATCTTTACCAGTGTTTGCTGCGGATAAAGGTTTTGACCAGATCGCGTTTAGTAGCAACCGAAAGGGCTGGGAAAAATACCGCGAGATTACTGGTTTTAACGGGGAAACCCGAGTTTTTTATAAGGATTTGCAACATGGCTAGCGCACCACAGCAACAGCAAAGTCAAGCTGAACGCGACGAGATAAAACTCGGGCAAGACACTACGAAACGTGCGCGTGAGAAATCAGCGCCTTTACTGGCTGGCTATCAGAAGAAAATGAATCGTGATGATTCTGGTCGTCTGTCGGGCATGGCTTCAGCAGACGTTATGCAAGCCGCAGGCACAGATCGATCAGGTCAACTTTTAGCTGCGGGGCAAGGCGGTGGTTATGCTTCAACACAGCTAGGTGCTCAGTTACAACAAACCGCAGACAACTCAAGCATGTCAGCGATGGATCGGCAAGATTCGCTGAAGTCTTCATACAATGATCTAGGCAACGAAAAGAACATGGATTATGCAGCGGGCGTTAGCTCATTGGCAGGCAACGCTTCTCGAGTTGCTAGAGCGAGTGCAGATGCAACCGCTATGAGACAGAAGGCGATGGTAGACGGCTTAACAAATGTTGGAGCGGCTAAAGGACTTAGCATGAAAGATACTTATGACACCAATAAGTACAATTTAAAACGCGGAATTAAACAGAATGGTGGTTATTCAGGGCCATTTGAAACTGACAATATTAAGTCATTGCGTCAGGTAAACAACAATACACCTGGCAAGGGTTTCTTTGACAAGTACTGGAGTAATTGATGGCTACGGCAGAAGAAGCGTTAAGCGCAGAAAAGAAAGCGGCGGAAGCGAACTACAAAGCGAACTTTCAGAAGCAGCTAGATGATTATGCCGCGAGTGCATTAACAGATCGTACTTTGATTGATCGTGCTGACTTTAATTCACAGCTTGCAGCCCAAACTGCAAAGGGTGTAGCTCAGCGAAGCAGGAGTCGAGCGGGTGTTCAGTTATCGGGGCAAGCGGCTAAACATAGTCAACGACTTGGCGGTATAGAAACTGCTAAGTTTATGGACCAATCAAGAAACACAGCCGTACTCGCTCAAGATGATCGCAATACAAAAGCGATGGGCAAATCTTTAAATGCTTATAACGCATTAGGTCAGACAGGTTCAGCAGCTTTACGTTCAGCAGCGGGTACTGAGGCCACACGGATAGCGGGTAATAAAAGCCGTTCTGCGGCTGCCGATGCTACTAATATGGGCATGGCAGCAAGTTTAGCCACAATGATGATTTTATAAGGACACACAAAATGGATATGAACGGCATTTGGGCCATGTATCGTGGTATGAAACAGGATCGTCGCCAGCGAGAGCGCGATGATGTGGCAGACGATCAATACGCAGATGCACAAGCACAACAATCTCTAACTAACGATTATCGAGATCAGACGTTAGCTAATGCACAGGCTTCTACGGCACTTAGTCAAGAGAAGTTTGGCAATTTACAAGATCAACAAGCAAAAGCGCAAACACAACAAGACTTAACGAATGAGCGTAATAAGGTTATTGATGCAGATAATCAGGTTATTTCTGATACTCGGTTAAAAGGTCGGAACCAGGGCGCAATGAATTCGGTCATGAATGCTTACTCACAAGCCGACTTTAAGGGCGATGAGTTTCTTAGCAACCCTTCAAACATTGATGCTTTAAACGCAATTATAAGTAACAGTCCTTCTTTAATGGCTCAAATTAAAGGGCCTAATAAGGACTATACGGTTGCTGGAATCCAGAGAATAGTAGCGGGTACGAATGAAGATGGTTCAGATAGTTTTCGTTATGCACTAATGATTGATACAGGTCAGAAGGACGAGGAAGGCAATCCTATTATTAAGCCTTTGAGTCAAGCTCGCGGTACAAATGATCCTGTTGAGGCATTCAGTGCGGATCAAACGATTAAGTACATCGAACAAGCCATAATGAAAGAAACTGGCAGTTCAGCTACTCAAGACCAGAACAGTATGATGCTTTTGGCTCAGACTTCTAATGATCCTGAAATGTTAGGCCAACCACAACCACAACCACAAGTTGCAGCAGCGCAGGATACTGTAGTTGCAGGTCAAACTGTAGCGCCTGCATCATTAGCTAACCCTAATCCAGCCGCAGACGATGGTATACGTGGAGGAACTCCAACAGCTAATCCACCAGAAACTCCGCCAACTGATCAAGAACGTGTTGCTGATTTAGTAATGGAGGCTGCAGCAAAATATTCAGACCAAGCGGCTAATCTTGATCCTGATATACAGAAACAACTCGAGGACATATTACTTGATGATGTAATGTCGGTGACGGGTGCGAATATCAATGATGCTCAGCAAATGATAAGGGATGCGCGTCAAGCTCCTCCAGGCCGTGACATTGATGTAGGGCAGAACATAGGCAAAGTTGCTGGAAATGTTGGGAATTTCTTTGGTGGATTAGGAACTGGATTATACAATCTAGGAGTATCTGCAGTAGATGAAGCTGTTGATTTTGCCAGCGAGGTAGGCAAAGGTTACGACAGTACTGACCCAAACACTACCACCACAGCTAATACTGCTAGTACCACAGCTAATACTGCCAGTACCTCAACGGCATTAACAACTGGTGCTAAAAAGGGTGCAGTAGTTGCTGATAACGCTATTGAGACTAATACAGGATCAACTCAAGCCGTTGTGAACAAGGCTTCAGTAATGCCTGATCTTGGGATAGGCGAAGCATTAAATCTCGTGAATAAGAAGTCGTCTAAGGTAGATACTTCGAGTACGGCACAGCGCAAACGAGCGCAAGCAATGCTCTCTTTAGTTAGGCAGAAAATGATCCCAATACCTTCGGCTAAAGATGCTGCGAACTGGGTTAAGAACGCAAAGATGGGGGCGAACTCGCTCAAAACATTTACGCACGGTGATTATGATTATATTCAAGAGTTGGACGGATTAGGTAACGCTATTGGTAAACCGCAGTCAACATTGTCTCAACAAGCTAAGTCTAGGGTACAAAGATTATTAGCGGCTGGCGATACGAAAGGGGCAGCGCAATTGAAGAAAAGCATTGAAGCTGTTGGCACTAACTGGACACAAGCCGCAGAAATAGGCATGGCGGCAGTTGGGGGCAATGTTAAAAAAGACGGCACGTTTGGATCTACATTCGGCACTGTGCCGCGTGCAGGATTTGAAAATTACTTTATCGGTATGATGCGCTCTAACGCGAACCAAGTGCAATCTGTATTACCCAACGGGATGGATATTAATAACCTGACCGGTAGTAATGGCGAATTAGCTGTTTTAGCGGCGTTAAGTAAAGCTACTGCATCTGCATTGCAAAAGAATACATGGACTTCTGACGATTTTACTTCAATGTCTGGGGGTAATTGGATGAAGATACTTTCAGAGTATCCGCCAGCAGCGGCGTCAGGGCTTTATGTTTATGGAGATCAGATTCATAGTGTTGAGCAATCACTGGATGGCTTTATGGCAGCGAATCCTGACATGACTGCGCCAGATGCAAGAGCTGCACTTAAAAAAGTAATGTCTGACAACGCTATTGCTGCAAAGAAAGCGTTTGAAGAGGCTAGGGAATCATGATTAGTGCTAAGGATTATTTAGCTCAACAGCAGCAGGAAAGCAGTCAGGAGTACGCAGATAACGCATCGAAAGCTGAAGCATATCTAGCAACCCAAAAGGGGGAAGCCTTTAGTGAGTCGAGTGCTTTAGGTGATGTGTACGATGGCGATACTGTGTATGACAGTGAGGATGGTCAGCGTATTTTAGGAGGTAACACTTCTGAGATGAAGAGTGACGACGGCTCATCCCAACCATTGTCGATTGAAGCGCAAGAGCGCATGAAGGAGTTATTAAACTCAGGCGAATACACTAAGCGAGCGAGTGGTGAGAAAGGCTATTATGGTCGAGACTTAACAAGCTATGTGAATGCAGACGGCGAGACAGCAATGACTCAGTTGATTCGCGAAGGCTATGCAGCGCCTACCAGTTATGGCGGAAACGATGCATCTACAACCGCAGAAGGGGCATCAATTAATGCGCAGTTTGACGCATTAAATACGTTTGATAAAACAGGCACTACGCCTGCTCTAGAGGCAATGCGGGATTACAATATTCAAGCACCTGTAATGGAGTCTACTTGGATAGATAAAAGAGGTTTTGCAGAGCGCGCATTTGATCGTGGCACAGACATGATGCAGATGAACTACCATCAATTTGGTGAATTACTCGGTGACATGACTGGGTTTGACGCAATGAAGGAGTGGGGTGAAGAAGGGGTCATGCGCAACATGTATGAAGCCGCTCTAAGCCCTGCCGATGTTGAAACAACGGACGACATAGAATCGCTTACTGACTTAGGTAAATACATTGTTGAGAAAACTTTGGAAAATGCACCTAATCTTTTAGCAGATCTAGGAGTTGCAGCTGGGGCGATAGTTGCTACTGTGGCTACAGGTGGTGCGGCATCTGCAGTATTGGCTCCAGCTATGCTGGCTAGTATAGGTAAGTCCTTTGTTGGAAAAGTAGGTTGGAAAGCCGCAGGTAAGTTTGGTTTTACTGGATCTATGTATGCGCAGATGACGGGTGAATCTCGTAACACTCAATTAGCGGCAGGGGTGGATAATCCATTACTATCTCTAGGTGCGGGTGCAGTCAACACGGCACTTGAATACAGAGGATTGCAAAGCATATTGAAAGGCTTTATGCCCAAGGGTCAGATAACTAACGCATCAGGATTGGCTAAACATATTGCTAAACGAGCATCGATTAGTACAGGTATTGAAGGCGGAACCGAATGGCTGCAGGGGTTAACGAACGAATTAGCGATTAAGATGGTAAAGCCTGAGCATCAGGTTGATTGGGAAATGCTTACTGAATCATTTTTTGCAGGCATGGCTGCAGGCGGTGGTATGGCGACTGTATCTAGCACAGTGGGTGGCGGTACAAATTATTTAAGAAATAAGAGTCGCGTTGAAAACATAGACACTAATACTGTTCCTGAAACTAGCGAAGCTGTGCAAGCCCAAGTTAATGAAGTGGATTCGACAGACACTCCACGCGATACAGCCATATTCCCCGATAAGGATTCACTTGAAGATATAAATATTCCTGAAGATTTAATTGTCAGTGAGGCCGAAGACGGGTCTATGATTATTACATCTAACCAAGAGAAAGCAGATCTGCACAAAGAACAAGGCATGGGCGCGGCTAAAGAGTTACGGGGCTATCAGCAATCTAAACAAGAGATGCTGGCGTCAGGTGAAGAAAGAAGCGTAGTTACCCGCCGTGATGCGGCAGGGAATGAGCTAAGTTCTGAATTAGTGGCTACATCAAATGCGCCTGCGGCTATGGCGCGCGAAAGGGCTGAAGCTAAGCCAACAGACACAGTAGAGATTACTAAAGAAGATCAAAGCAAAGTACTTGAAGAACGCAATAAGCGATTAGATGAGGTGGATGCACAAAATCAATCGGCAGCTAATGTTGAGCTTAATCGTCAAGAATCTGCGTCATTGGAGTTACCAAAGACTCCTGAACAAGAAGCACCGAAAGTTGTTAATCGTCAAGACCTAACACCTGTTCCTGAAGCTGAGCAAGACACTGCTTCTCTAACAAACGATAAGGGTGAACTTCGTCGGACAGTAGATCTGATTAAGGATTTAGTGACAGGTAAACTTTCTTACGAAGCAGTGACCGCTGAGTTGAAGCGATTAGGTGTTAATACTGCCGCAGACATTAGCAGTACAGAAGTGGCTATGGATCGCGAAGCGACTATAGCGAGTCTGCTTGATGCTGGCGTAACATCTCCGTTATTGATGCGTGCAAAGGATGATAAGAGAGCGAAGTTTAATCCATACCGCAACGCTAAGGATATTTTAGCAGACGCTTCTGTTACTGACATTGCGCTGCAAGAGTTAGCGAAGGCTAATGGCGTAGCCCCTACTGTTCAGGACAATTTCAATGAAGTTAAAATGATCGCTAAGATTGTACAGCGGTTAACAAAAAACAAAGGACAAATACCTGATGATGTAAGTCAGGTTGCGTTTTTATTTAATAATACTGTACAAACATTAACAAGAGATAAGCAGTCAAGATTACTTTACACCAGGGGGCTTTACCCAAAAAAGAACGTACGCGATGTTTTAATGGATCACCTGAGTAAGTTTGATACAGAAGATCAGACAGATACTAATGCGCGTAAGTTAGAAGTAGCGCGTATTGGCAGTGTACTTGGTGTGAAAGTTTCAGCTAAAGAACGTATGCCTGGTTCTTTAAGTAACAGTAAAAAGAATGTTGCACTGGCTCGTATTCAGCAATTAGTTGATGTGTATGACGGCCCACAGGAAAATAAGAGTAGGAAAGAAACTGCTGACGAAGGGCAGGCAATGTCGGGGCCAGCGACGCAATATAAGCGAGCTCAGCAACGTGCTGAAGAAAAGAAAGTAGGTGAGGCAGCAGAGCAGAAAGCGATTGCTGAGAAAGCAGATAAAGCTAAACAAAAGGCAGCTAAAACTAAAGCTAAAAAGCTCAAGGAAAACGATAAAGTAGAGGTTACTGAGGATCTTGCTAAGCAATTAGAAGCTGCTATGAAGAACACTCCCATTGATCAGGTAGAGCAAGAGGAGATTGATAATACTGACGAGTACATGACACCAGACAAACGGACTATGGTTGAAGAGTTCCGAGCAAAAGCATTCGATTTAGCAGTCGTTAGAGCTATTTGGAAAGAGTTAGGTTTACCAGAACCTGATTACATGAAGTTAGAGGGATGGACACCTGAATCAGAAGGATTACGTTTTGAAAACATAGTAGCTCGAGTCGTAGTTGAATCTAAGGAACCTGCTTCAAAAAGTCATGTGCGTCGTTTACTTGGAACCAAGAGTGATCGAGCCGAACTGATGGAAGTTCTTGCGGAAGCACCTAATGATCAAAAGCGGATTGAGATACTACTTGAAAAGAATAGTGACGACGTAAGTGTTATTGAACGGCCTACATACGAATACGATGTTGCCTTATTAAATGGTGAACGTGAACAGGCTTTATGGGAAAGTAATGAAGGTGAAGGCGCGCGCCAAGTTAATCCTGGTGTTTCTGTTCCTGAAGATAGTCCAGAACAAGCTTCTGTAAAGTCATTTTTTAATCGTTTAGGCGGATTAGAAGTACATGACGATACCACGCTAAATATGGATCAGCTTACTGATGATTTACTTGATTACACGCCTTCGCCAATGAGTGAGAGCGTTGTTAATGGCATTAGAGTAATGTCTGCGGATGCACCAGTAGGTGATCAAGCCCTCGGAACGTCTTCTTCATTTTCAGCCGCTAAGTTTAAGTTTGGGCGTATTGCTAAGGGCAAGAAAAATGTCATTGAGTTTAGCGATGAGAACTCAGGGGCAGCGCTTCGCAACACTATCGCAGCTGAAGGCAAAAACTTACTGAAGGCTTTCGCGCAATCTGAGAACTGGAGTGGGTATTTATTCTTAGACGCTATCCGTTTAACTCAGATGGGACTTGGTAAAGAAGCTGGATCAGATAGTAGACCTAATCACACGATGGGTGATCTGCTTCGTGGTTTTTATACAGCACTTGATCGTATGAGTGTGGGGCCAGAAGTTGATGGGGTGGATGTACGCAGACTGTACAAAGCGAATAACGTAACTGATGATCTTGTAATCCATATAGATACTGAGGGCAAGGCGGTCACGTTAGGCGAGGCTAAAAGAGCAGATCATAAGTTGAACCCAGATAATCCTAGTTGGATGCGGGGGATTGATCGTGAAGCTATACAAGATGAAGTTGATCTTCTTAACAAAGAGTTAGGCAAAACTTACAGGCGATTACGCGCTAAGTTAAAATCGGAACCGAACAACTCTGAACTAAAGCATGCAGTCAGTTACATGGAACGCCAAATGGAGCGGTTTACTGACAGGGATGGTATGGATCAACCGTCTGCTAATCCAGTTGGTGACAATGTTGCTTATGATTCTGATCGTAAGGAGGCTAAGAATAAAGGATTGGAGCGAACTCAAGCAGAACGCAAAGCTATTCGGAAGTATGCCCCTAATGTAGAAGCGATTAACGATGCGATTGTGCAGGTTTGGAATCGTGCGCGTACTGCTGTGTACGACAATACGATGGGGATGGACCAAGACGCTCCGCAAGACACAGAGAGTCCTGATAATGTGGATCGGGTTCAGGGCCGTCAAGGATTGGTTGGGGATTTTGAGGCTATAGATAACCAAGAGCCAGACTACGATGAGAAGAACCAAGAGACTGATCCTGATTCAGATAAGATTGAAGCCTATTATGGCGAAGGCACTGCTGCTGCAGAGTCGGCAAAAGAACAGAAAAAGGGATACGTTAAAGCGTCAACCGCACCGACGACAGGGCGGCCTAGAAGGGAAGGGACTTTAGGTGTACCAGTAACCCGAGGGGAGTCAAAGGCAACACCCGCTAAAGCTGCTGCATACAAACCAAAGGCTAAGTCTACGTTTTTGGGTAATGGCCTAAGTAAGTTTACTAATGAGATACAACAGCTACTAGATTATGTGCAATCTTCAAAGATTGGTTTGAAGTTACCGCTGGTTGTTATTGCTGAAAGTGATTTGAACGCGAAGAGTTTGCCCGAGTTAGATGCTAAAACAATCAACAAGCTGCGTCGCAACATGGCAAAGGGACATAACGGTGCATTTTTGTCGATGGGTACTTATGGCATTATTGTTCTGAGAGCTCCCACTGCGGGTTCGGCAAATAAGAATCGTGCTAATGCGCTTGCTATCATGAGCCATGAAATAGGGCATGCTGTATTTGAGAGTATGTCAGTTGACTACCAAGGTATTCTTCAAAAGGCGTATACCGAACAAGGGAATCAAGGTGATGGTGCGCAGATGCGTGAATGGGTTGCTGACCAAGTAGCGCATTATATTGCAGCTCGCGGCAAGACTGCAATGAAAGGTAATGCTAATGAGTTTACTAAAGCGATTGCTAAGATTGCAGATGCACTCGTAGGACTATGGCGCACTGCGACTAGAGCGTTAATGGAAAACGGAGTCTACATTGATTTTAGCTATTATTTTGATTCAGTAATATCAGAACGTGATGCTGCATTCCGTCTAAATGTGCCTAATACTAATTTATATAATCTCACTAACAAAGAAGCTGTTCAGCAACTAAGGTCAACGGGCGCTAGAGCTAAGCAAGCAATGAAAGGCGGTTGGCGTCCAATTACTAAGGTTGTACGTTCTGTTTACTCACGGCTATCTGATTACAGTAAAGATCTATCTGCTGAGTTATACCAGAAGTCACAGACTAAAGGTGTACAGGCATATGAGCAGTTACAGCGGTTTTTGAATAACGAAATGTTGGGTGAGTTTTCTAAGCTAGAGCGAAGAATAGGTGACAAGGACTTGAAGCAAGCCTTTGTGGATTTGAGAGCAGGAAATCTAAACGCTAATGCTAGAGCTTTACGGAAGGTAATTGACAGTACGAACAAACTTTTAAAAGATTATGTACCTACGATGCACTTCAGGAAAAACTTTATGCCTGAAGCTTTTGATCATGAGGCTATTGAAAAGAATCGTGTTGTGTTTGAGAAGATGCTGGTTGATGCCGGTATTGTTAGTAGCGCAGACGTAACAACAATGGTTCAGGATTTATTGTACTCACAAGGAGTTACAGATTTTAGTCTTGCACCAGGCAGGGCTGTTAGTACGCATCAGTCAGTGAATCAAATCTTAACTGTGATTAGTTCGCAGAAGTTAATGGATGCAGGGTTCTTGTTAGATAATCCGCACGCTATTATGAGTCATTACATTGGGACAAGCGCGAAAAGAGTGGCGTGGGAGTTTAAGTTTGGGGGTTACACAGACAAGTATAAAGGGGACGCTAGGACAATTCGTTATAGTCTGCTTTCTCAAGCTGGGTACGATGTATCAAGTATGGGTGCTAAGGAAGCAGAAACATTATCTCTCGAAGCAGGTTTAGAGAAAGATGGTTTATTCTATTCTCCTAATCACCGTATCCAACAATACATGGAACAGGTAAGAACTGACTACGGTGAATCTGGTGTTAAAGAAGTAAAAGAATTATTAGACAGCGCGTTAGGCAGAGCAGGTAACGACATTCCTTCATCATTGCGTACCTCATTTGATTGGGTAACTACATGGATGAACCTCACATTATTAGGATTCTCAGGAGTGGCTTCATTACCAGAGTTGGCTGGTTCAGTGGTTCGTGCTCGAGGCCAATTAAGTGCAGCTGATTTTGTAGATGTGATTAAAGACTTAAAAGGCGCTAGGCAGTTTGCATTGGATGTGGGTTTAATACTGACTGATGGCGCTTCACAAATGGCACTTGAAACGATGGGTGCGCAATACTCTAGCCCAATGCAACATAAAATCAGTCAAGTGTTTTTTAAAATAAATGGGCAAGACTTTATTACGAAGTTATCTCGAACATTAGCTCTATCAACAGGTAAGAAGTTTTTAGTGAATGCGGCTGAACGAGTAAACGCTGGCGATAAAGCGGCAGTCGATGAATTAGCAATGATTCAAACTGATGCAGCAAAGGTTAATCAATGGGTTAAAGATGGTATGCCTAGTGATAATCACGAGATTAATAAGGCATTGACTCAGTTTGTGTACGAAGCATCTATTATGCCTTCTAAGTTTGAAGCAACTAAGTGGGGTAATAACCCTTACTGGAAATTAGCCTGGCACTTGAAGCAATTCTTTTATTCTTACGGCACAATTATTGTTGGAGGCATTGCTCGGCATACTTATCAGAACTATCAGCAAGCGGTTAAGAACGGCACAGCCCCTCCTGCCGCCGCGCTTATGGCATCAACACCATTACTTATTGCAGGTCTTGTGTTTATGCCGCTTGCTGGGTTGTCTGAAGAACTGCGTGAACTTATAAAAGGTACTAGTCGTACTGACAGAATGCGCGGAGGGGAGTATGCAAAGCATCTATTATCAAAGACAGGCGGCTTAGGTCCATTTGAGATGTTAGGTTCAATGCACCAAGCATACGAATGGAACAATTCTATTATTGCTTCAACAACACCGATTACAGGTTTTATAGAAACAATGCTTAGCTCAGATGTTAGTGGGGATAAGAAACTACAGCGTCTAATACCATTTTACTCTCAAAAAGCGTTGGGTGGACTATATGATTAAATATAGTTAGTGAAATAGTAGTTCAACTAATATAATTGCTTGGCATGTCAATGCTGAGAACAACCCTTTAGAGGTCAAAAATGGCGTACTACGATACGATTAATTTAGTAAAAGGCGACACGCTGCCTGAACTAAACCTTACATTGCGTGA